CGTTATCTAATAGCGGCTCATAAGGAGCATTCTTCTTTATTTCTACTCCGTCGGCTATTTCTTGTGCATGAGGGTTAACTACTCTTATGTGGTCCACCGCACAATCACAACAATTAGCAATGTATTCTTGTAGTACATTGTCTATTGTAGGATAGTTTAGTGCAACTTCAAAGTAGTGAACTTCTGTGTTTTGTAAATGGGGGAAATCTAACGGACGTTCTTGAATTGGAGTTTTCTTTGCTGTTGACATATTCGCTACTGAATATTTTTGCAAACAAGACTCTAAATTATCTTCGAAGTTTTCAGGCAGTTGACCTGCAATACCAATTTTAAAATGATATTCTTTTTTTGCTTCTGTTAAAAATTCACCAAAACGTTTCATAGATATTTTCCCATATACAGTTATTTATCTTTATCGAGTCCTTTAAGTCGTTCTATTAGACTATTTCTGTCAGTGACGACATATCCTTCACCGTTAACTAGGCCGCCATCATCAGGAGAAAAATCTCTATCCTGCTTCTCTTTTTTTAATTGCAGCTCGATCATTTTTAGTTTTTTATCTAATTTTGCAGTTTTAGCATCAAGACTAGTTTTTAACATTCCGCCTGCAACTTCAAATACTCTACCACTATAGCGACTCTCAACATTCATACCCAAATCCATAAGATCTTCATATGCGTCTAATGCCCGCCGTGCTATATCTTCTAATTCTGTATCTGCTTTGTCGCCTAGACCTTTTACAGCAGGTAATGCACTAGCAATTTTGTCTAGCTCTGCTAGATCACGAACAGTATCTTGCTGTTGAACTACTGCTTGTTCTGCTTTTTCTTTGTTTTTAATTTCTTGCTCAGTTTCTTTAACAAGTTCTTTATTGTCAGGTAGATTGAGTAATTCTTCTAATTTTTTAGTCATAGTTTCACCATTAACTGCTACTATTATTATTTATCTTCTGCGTCCTTGATGGAAAATATCACCTTCGTTTACAACGCGAAAAAATATACCTTTTTGTTTACACCAAGCAGCAGCAGCCTCCCACTTGGCTTGATTCTTAATCCAGCTGGCTTGATTGTATTTACTGCGACCTAGTTTTTCTTTGACTGTTTGGTTTTCAGGTTTAACTTCTATTACTTCTACTCGTTGTCTACCTTTTGCATCTGCATAAGCAATAAAAAAGTCTGGAACATATATAGTTTGTCTATTAGTTAATGGATTTCTGTACGGAATTTTTATAGGTTCTGAAGCCCAATGTATAATTGATTTGTGTTCGTCACAAAAACGCATAAACGCAAACTCCCAACTGCTTCTATAAGTTGGTGTCTTTGTTCCAACATATTTGTCAGGATTTTTTAGATTATATTTGCCTTGTGCAAACTTAGCCATGTTATACCACTATGTTACGTGCTTCGGTAGTATTTTGTTCAGGAGTAATTCTATAACCTAGTGTGCTTATTTTATCTCGATTATAATTTAAAACTTCAGTTACTACTGCTGATAACTGTACATCGTTAAGTCCTCGCAACGTATCAAGTAACTTAAAAATCTTTACGTTATCTAATTTTGCTTGCTGTAGTAATATAACAGCGGTAGAAGTTGCAGATATTTTATCAAAACCTCTTTTTTCAAAAAAGCCTACTACTGAGTCAACATCATTTGCTGCAAATGATATTTCTTCTGTAAAATATCGATTAAAAAATTTCTTTACTCTGTCAGAGCTATCTGTGCTTGATTGTTTAGGTAAATTGCTCATTATCCTCCTCCGCCTCCTTCTACTATTTCAGTATTGCCAACTGTATTACCGTTAGAAACTTTTTCTGCATATAGATCAGAACTTGTATCTACATTGCCGCCGGCTGTTGCACTGGAGCCGCTTTGTGTATTAGTAGCAGCAGATCCGCCTGTACCTGTGCTTTTAGGAAATACTGAATCAAGTAATCCTGAAGATTGGCCGCTTACTATTGAACTTACAGAATTAACTGCTAATCCGCCGAGTACACCTGCCGCAATGTTAATACCTTCTTGTCTAATACTTTCTGAATCTAGATTTTTTGCATTTTGATAGGTATTAATAGCAGTAACTACAGTGCCCAGACCAAAGGTTCCGCTTGCAATATCTCCAAAAATGTCTCCTAATCCATCTAAGACGCCGCCGCGGCCAAATATGTTTTCGACACCACCGCCTCCAATTCCTAACGGACTCGGAGTTTGATCATAGTGATCTGTTCCAAATCCTTTTGGCTCGTCTGTACCTGTTCCGCCTCTAGTATAAATTACGCCTTCGTATGCAAGAGTAATAGTATTTTGTGCAATTCCTGTAGCATCCGCTTGATCCATTGTATCGTGTTGAATGCTTGTTATAATAGGATTAACTAGGGTAAACCCAGTATACTGATGTCTACTTAGTTGGTAAATTGTAATCTTATCAAAAAACGGTCCGTCGCTGTCGTTGTCAAAACCATACCTAAAACCGTGTGCTGTATCGTTTTTATATAAGTTTCTTGGATCATAAACTAATCCACCGTCTATGCTATGATTGCCGTCTTTAAAGTAATATCTATAGTATCCTTCTAACAATGCTGTAGTTATACCTAAGTTGTCGTCATGAAAGGTTATGTTTACAGGATCATACTCTATTGCAGTTTGAACATTCTTTTTTCTGTTGTATTGATTTTTTGTTGCAACATTATAATTCATTTTAGGCAAGTCTGCACTTTTAACTAGTAAATTAACTTCGTTTTGCAAACTGGGATTTGCAGCAAACGTATTCATTATGCCTAGCCCGTCTGAACTTAATTCGAATACACAATGATATAGAAATTTAGTTTTTGGTGCTAATCTAAATGCAGCGTCATTGTATAAATTTGCAGCATGAGAAAAGTCTCCCATATTACCTTTGGGATTCAATATGCCTTGTGCAATGTTATTTAGATATTGTTCGAATAGATTTGCCATACTAATATTTAGCCGAGTAAATTAAGTGCGTACAAAATAAAAAAGGAGCACAAGGCTCCTTTTTCATTTAGTTTATGGTTATGCTATTAACCTGGGTTACCGCCACCAGTAATAAGTGTACCAATGGTTCTACCTACGTCTGTACCAATACCAATCTGCTTGTTATCTGCTCCAAACTGTACAGCATTATCATAGCGTATTGCTAAAGTAATTGTAACTGGTTCGTTTGTTGCATATGCTAAAGTATTGTAGTTAGCGTTTTGAATAAAGCAACCGTACAATTCAAATGTTTCAAGTGTTTGTACACCGCCAGCTGCTTCACCGTTACCGCCATCTAGTATTTCAATTCTTGTAGTGAATTTATAATCAATACCTGATGCAGCACTTGATTGTTCAAAGAAATCAAACTGCTTCTGCATTTGCTCACCTACAAGTTTCTGCACTCCGCCAGTTACATCTTCACGTAAGTTCAATGTAATTGGATCCCAAGCGTGTTTGCCTGCTAGATATGCTCTTGAGTTGTAAGCGTGTACTTCAATCTCTTCGAAGTTAACAACTGGACGAGTCACATCAACCACTTGCTTTGTAAGTTCTGTTACTTCACCAGCACTGACTCCAAAACCTTCCAATGTCACTCTAAAGCGATACTGGAGTTTTGGCATTAGCAAACTTTGGTTTTGAGGCTGTCCGTCTGCTAATGGAACCGATATTTTTGATAGTGTTGAAATTGACATTCTATTAACTCCTAATTATAGTATTATTTATCATATTATAGACCTGCAATTTCGCCAGTATTCTTAAGTCTTAGCGGAATGTAAATAAATTCTACTGCCTTAACTGGTTCTATAGCGATATCTAAGTATAGTTCGTTACGATCTATTCTTCCTGGTGTGTTGTTACTTTCGTCACAAACAACTAAGAAGTCATAAAGTGCTCTTTGACCAACAAGCTCAATAAGTAAACTTTCTGCTGCTTGTTTGATTTGATCACGTGTGACCTTATCATTTGGTTCAAAGATATAAGGTTTTGCAAGTTTCTTAAGCTGGCTGCGTAAGTGAACTACCAAACGTGCTACGTTAATTCTATCAACTGCACTAGCACCTCTAGCTCTAGTCTTTTGACCAAAGTTAACAAGGCCTGCACCTGTTAAGAATGTTAATGGGTTAACATTAACACCATACAGTGTATCACGTTGTCCTTCGTTAAGTGCTACTGACTTAAATTCGCCTTCGTCAGTAACATAACCTACTGCTGTAGCATTTGTAATGCCACCACGTCTTGTACCTGCTGGTGCAAACCATGGATAACTTACCTGATCACTTAATGCAATAGTTCTTAGCATCATGTGCGAAGCTGGAACTACAATGTTGTTACCAAAGTTATCACTTGTAAATCCTGCTGGATAAAAGATGCCTAAATATTCATCTGATGTTGCCAAACCGTCGTCATTATCTTCAACTGCAACTGCTATGTTATTACCCCAGTTATTTAAGGTAGTAGCATCTGATGTTAATCTAAATGGTGAATCACCAACAACAAAAGCACTAAGGTTTCTGTCATAGTTTAATGTTACCATTTCACCAATAAGCTCTGGATAACCAGGTGTTGCCATTAAGTTAAAGATTCTTGATTCATCATCTCTAATATCTTGGTTACTGTTAACTAGTGCTTGTAATCCTTGTACAACAACTTTGCGCTGAGCTTTTCTACCAAACGAACCTGATCCGTCATCTTGGTTTCCTGACTCAGTTACCCATCTGTGTGGGTAATAACTGCTCATTGACTCGTCACTGTTTCTTTCGTTGTCAGCAGTTAAGTCAATATAATTACGTACAAAACGCTTAACATTAAAGCCAGAACGTCTTAAGTTCCAAAGCAACATACCTTTTGGATATAGTGCAGGATCTGGAGCGTCTGGATCTAAGTAATTGCTTGATAATAGATCTACAATTGCTGCCTCGTCTGATGCTGCGCCCGAAGCTCCCCATCTTGCGTCTGCAAAAAGGATACCTTCTTCTGTTGTTTGATCTCCCTTATCTACTAGTTCCCAACGTGTAAAGTTTTTGTTATACTTGTAAACTGATGGATAGTTATCTAAGTCTGATGTTGAAATCCAAATGTCACCTGTTACTAATGGTGTTGCATCTGATTGCTCAGTTGGCTCACTAGCAGAAACAATAGGACCTTCTGGGTCTGTTTTGTCTCCGTCTACAAGTGTGTAATATGGACTTGTGCTGTGTTGCATTCCAACCCATGAAGTTCCGTTGTGTACTAACATATCAACTTCGTCAACTACTGAGCTGTACCATAATGCACCGTTTGCAGCAAGTGCAGCTGGAGCAGTTCCTGAAGCAGTATAAGTTAATGGAATCCAAAGACTTGCAACAAAGTCATTTACTGTATCGCCTGTAGGAGCAGCATAAAGGTTAGTTGTTCCTGTAGCAGCTGATACGTTATAAGCAGCAAAGCCTATTTCATTTAAATGACCAGTTGTATCTGCAATACGGAAGTCGCCACCTGTGCTATGCTTAATAACTAATTTGTTATCTGTAGTTACAGATGCTTCTATATGTTCTAAACCAGCGCCGTTGATTGCACCTGCAATAACGTCTGCGTCTGTGCTCGCACCAGTTACAGAACCTGCTACTGTTACAGCAGTCTGTAATGCTTGTGCGCCAATGTCGCTTTCTGAAATAGTAAAACTAAATGCGCCTGATGATGCTTGTTCATCAATGACTGCACTAGTAATAGTAGTAGCACCTACAGCACTTCTTTTATAAATTTTAAATTCTGCTATTGGATCACTTGCTTCACCAACGTTTGACTTAACATATAAATTACTAACTGCTAAGTTTGCACCGCCACCTGATTTATCTAAGCCGTACAATGCTGAATGGCCGTTATCATAAATCGGTGCTGAAAACTCGTCAAATAGTGCTGTATCTGAATTAAACTGTTTTACTCTCCATCTAGCACCACTGTTTGGTTCTGTAGTTTTTAACCATACAGAGCCAGTTGGTCTTGGGTTAGCGTCACTTGTTTTGTATTCAGGTATTAATGTGTGTGGTTGAATAACAAGATCTGGTGCATAAAAAGTACCAGCTGTTAAACCTAAGTCTGTTAACAAACTGTCACCTGATTCTGCTGCAAGCAATAAATTCACGCCTTCTGAATAAATTTCTAATGCGCCGTTGACTGCTGCTGCTGTAATACCTTGTGCAACTAATGCAGATTCACTGTTGATTTTTCCTGCTATTTCAGTTACAGTATCACCTGGATCAGCAGTAATAGTGTAAGCACTATTAAGTTGCATAGATGCGCCTGAAGTAATTGTTGGATTAGCAATTGAGCCTGTTACTACAGGATGGCTTTTTGCCCAATCTGTTGAGCCAACTTGCACCCATGTGCCCGAACTATTTTTATACCAAACAGTGTTCAGTGTTGTAATAGCAACAATAGCATATTGTCCTATTGTGCCTACTGAAGTTTTAGGAGCACCTGGAGCTTGCGCTGTACCAGTTACTTGACCTACTGTTGTAATTACTATAGGGGTTTTAACTGTAAAACTTTGTCCGCCTACAACTGTTGCTGCATTTCCGTTCCACTCAAAAATACCATATGCAGTATTTGCTGTGTCAAACCACCATGTTCCGTTTGCAGGGTCAGCAGTTGGAGCAGAACTTGATGCTTCAAGTTGTCCTAAGTCTGTGTCTGCTCTAACAACATATGCTCTGTTACTAACACCTAGTAATGAGTATGCTGCTTGTAATCCATATTCGTTTGTTTCACCTGCGTGTATTGGATTATTGTTGTTGTCCACTT